AATAAAAAAAACAATACTATTAATAATATTAATACTCAAAAAAGAATATTAATACTATTAATACTCAAAAAAAGAATATTAATACTATTAATACTCAAAAAAAGAATATTAAAGAATAGTAATTAATTAATAATTAATACCCGAAGGGTCCCGGAATAATGGGGGGCGGTCTGATACAATTGGTTGCCTATGGCGCTCAGGATATTTATCTCACTGGACAACCGCAGATCACATTTTGGAAATCGGTGTACCGTAGACATACAAATTTTGCAATTGAATCTATACTTCTTATTCCAAACGATCCACCTAATTTGGATACTAGAATAGTAGTACCGATAACACGTAACGCCGATCTACTTAAGAAGTTATGGATACAGGTAAATCCCTATCTTATTTATCCTAATAATGATCCTACAGTAGATCTAACAACTATATCAAGTGATTTCTGTCATTCCATATTTAAACAATTGGAATTTGAAATTGGTGGTCAAATCATAGATCGCATATATAGTACATGGTTAACAATATGGAGAGATCTTACAGAAGATAATCCATACGGAGGATCGGGTGGTACAAACCCAGATGGTTCTAGAGATACTACGCAATGTACAAGTGGTTATAACCGTATGTCATATACAAATGAGGGTGTTGCCTTATCGGTAGATCTAAGTGGTAGTAATTACGCATCTTTCAATCAAGCTACTACGGAGTGTTATGTACCACTTCCATTTTGGTTTTGTAAGAATCCTGGACTTGCTTTGCCCCTCATTTCTCTACAGTACCATGATGTTAATTTAAATATTACTTTTTCTACATTTTCTAATTTTGCTACAGTACTGTTACAGCAAAATAACTACAATAATGTTTTTAAATTGCCACAATCCATAAAATTCTATGGAGACTATGTTTACCTTGATTCCGTTGAACGTCGTCAGTTTGCGAATAATTCTCATGAATACCTCATCGAGCAATTACAAAAGAAGACTTCGCAAAATCAAAATAATATCAAATTAAATTTTACAAATCCAGTAAAAGAGATCATAATATCTGGTCAACCAAATAATCCGTTTCAGTTACTTAATTATTCCGCATCGAATGTATCAGTCACTACTGCCCCAGTAAATTATGTAGTTCCGTTGGTCAATTATGGATATGTATATTGCGATTCGGCAACTGTATCGGCAATAACAGGTGATCCGGTTGACGTAATCACTAAGTTGGAGTACTTCAACAAACCTTATATATATTCGACAAAGGGATATGGATCACCAAGACCAATAGTGGTAAGTAGTAACAAGTATATGTATGGTTTTGGAGACTATAACGGTGAGTTAAATGACAATATATCTAAAACCAACGTAAGACTAAAATTGGTAATAAATGGTAAGGATCAATTCACATCAAGAAATTTGAAATATTTCACACGCAAAACGATATGGGAATCACATACAGGAATAGGATCTGGTAATTGGGGAAATATAGCAGTTATACCATTTTCACTTTACCCAGAGCAGTACCAACCATCTGGAGCAGTTAATATGGGTATTCTTTCTGATATTAGGTTAATTTTTGAAAATTTTGATTTAAGTATAAATGAACAATTAAATCCCTTGGAGATATATGCACTTAGTTACAACATACTCAAAATATCTGGAGGTATGGGTGGTGTTGCATTTTCTTAGTAGTATTATTAGTATTATTATTAATACTCTAAAAAATAATATTAATTAATATTAAAGAATTAATAATTAAGTAATTAAAATGGGAGGAGCAATTATTCAGTTAGTTGCTTATGGATCACAAAATATATATCTTACAGGTGATCCTCAGATAACATTTTGGAAATCAGTTTATAAACGTTATACAAATTTTTCAACAGAATCAATACAACAAGACATAATAGGTAATTTAGCGCCAGGTAACTATATATCTGTAGTCATGGCACGTAACGGAGATCTTCTTAAAGGGATAACGTTACAGTATAATCCTTCGGCAATATATAATAGTTATCTTATATACACTAATGGTAGTGTTCCATCAAATTTAGGAAATACCTTATTTAAACAAATAGAGATTGAAATTGGTGGTAATCTGATTGATAGACAATATGGACTCTGGTTAACCATTTGGTCAAATTTAACTATACAATCTTATATTGCACCTCCAAAATCGATAGATACAGAATTAACTTTGATTTTAGGAGTAGGTGAAGAACCTAATATTTCTACTCAGTATGCAAGAATGAGTTATAACCATAGTCAAGTAAATACATTAATCGATTATAATTACAAGACTGCATGTTTATATTCAAGTCCAGATCCCGATAAATTTCGCGGTCTCTTATCATATCACGTTAATAGTAGTACAACTATTCCAACATCAGGTACATTTAACTTGCAAGTAAATAACATAAACGAATTAGTTAACTTTGATAATCCATTAAACTTAATTTTTTTATTTTTTGCACCTACAGTACCATCTGCTCCATATTCATCAATTAATTACTTTGTACAATTTTCAGGAGTATCAACAGCAGCAGGTATTACTACATTCAACGGTTGCCAACCTTATAGTCCAAGTGCATACCCAGTTGTAGCAAAACCGATAGGTACGGAATATAGTGTTTGTAGTGTATTTGAGATATACACCGGTGCAATAAATCCAAATGATTATTCTCCTGCCGGTTTAACAAATATAATTCCCGATAATAGTACCACTTCATTCAACATTAGAATAAATAATCCAACAAATATTTTCTTTTATTCTACTAAGGCAACATACACTATATACTCAAATACCACTGGAGAATATTATAATATACAATCCGGAAGTCCAGTTGGAAAAACTAAATACTTTAGTCCCGAAGGATATTTAGTCATTTATGACTGTGAGGTGTTTAATCCACCCGTTGCTCAAATAAGTCTCGTAAATACAGACTTAGTAGTACCAACGGGTACTTATTATGGATTTTCGATAAATGATTTATTATATTTTGATAAACTAATAAATGTAATACCAACGAGTGGCGGCGGTGCTGGTGTTTTTAGTAGTCCTTTTGATGTTTTTACAGAATTGAATATAAACGGTCCTTTACCTTTCACCACACTTTTTCTTATAATAACGGAACCAATTAATGGGCGTTCTTATGATTTTGGTGCAATTCCGTACATAGGAACAACTATATATAACCCAGTGACACAATTGTTTTATTATATTGCATCAGATGGTGCCGTTTTAAATGGTTATCCAAGTGCACCAGTTGAGATGCCAAATGGTACTAACCTTAAGTCGTCATCACTTGTACAATTTATGAATTCTGCTCCATCAGAAGCATATATACCGTTACAGTTCTGGTTTTGTAGAAATCCTGGATTGGCACTTCCACTTATAGCACTTCAATACCACGAGATAAAACTTAATTTGCAACTTGCAACTTGGCAGGAATTACATGCAGGAAGTTATTCAGAAATTGATTTATCAAGTATTAAGGTGTATGCAGAATATGTTTATCTGGATTCCGTAGAGAGACGTCACTTTACTAATAATGCACATGAATATCTCATCGAACAATTACAGTTTGATACCTTTAACAATAGTTTTGCGAATAATTTATCGGGTGGAGAGTTACAAATCGATTTAAATTTTAGTAATTGTGTAAAGGAAATTGTTTTTTGCGGAACACCAATTGCGTACGGTATAGCAAGTCAAGGTATAGCAACTCCAAATGACATTTTAAACAGTAAAGCAGAGACGAGTAACGTAGAAGTGCAATTAAAAATCAACCAAGCAAATCGTTTTAGCAATAGAAATATAAAGTACTTCACACGTAATCAAATTTGGGATTGCCACACTGGTTCAGGATCATGTAATGGTTATGAAGGACAGGTAGGTACAGATAATATAGGTATATATTCTTTCTCACTTCGTCCCGAGGAACACCAACCATCGGGTACTTGTAATTTTTCGAGAATTTCTAAACCCCAGTTAGTTTTTTCCAACTTCAACCTAGCAAATGGAGAACAGATCAATTCTTTAAATATATATGCAGTTAGTTATAATATTCTCCGTATAATGTCAGGAATGGGTAATATTGCATATGC